CGATGAAGAAGTGTGTATAAAAATGTGCAATGCCTACAATTATAGGTATGTTATAATAACTGAAGATGACTTTGTAATCCCGCCCCGAGATAATGATTTTATTCAAACAGATAAGATGGCGTAACCTGCTGTCTACTGGAAATAACTGGACTGAAATTAATCTGACAGAATCGAAGACAAGTCTCATCGTGGGAACCAACGGTGCCGGTAAGAGCACCATCCTGGATGCCCTGACTTTTGTTCTGTTCAATAAACCATTCCGTAAGATCACCAAACCTCAACTCGTCAATACAGTGAACGAGAAAGAGTGTGTGGTGGAGATTGAGTTCTCTACTGGTGTGACTGATTGGAAGATTATTCGTGGTATCAAACCAAACGTCTTTGAGATTTACAAGAACGATCAGATGCTTGATAAGGCAGCAGCAAATGCCGATCAGCAGAAGTGGTTGGAAGAGAATGTATTGAAGATGAACTACAAGTCATTCACTCAGATTGTGATTCTGGGTAGTGCATCTTTTGTTCCATTCATGCAACTCTCTAGTGCAAATCGCCGTGAGATTATTGAAGATCTGTTGGACATCAAGATCTTCTCATTCATGAGCAATATTCTAAGAGAGAAGATTCGTAGCACAAATGATGATATCCGTGAACTGACCATCCGTAAGGATCTGGTGGAAGAAAAGATTGACATGCAGCAGTCATTCATCTCTGACCTGGAGGAGACCGGTAAGAAGAATATTGAAGAGAAGAAGCAGAAGGTCAAGGTCATTGCTGACAATGTAGACACTCTTGTAAAGGAGATTGAGTGGCACGGTGACAAGTTAAAAGATGTCGAAGGGCAGATGGAAGTGTCATCAGGTTCTGACAAGAAACTTAAGAAACTCGGCACACTTCGTGGTAAATTGCAACAGAAAGTATCAACAATTACTAAGGAACATAAATTTTTCTCTGAGAATACGGTATGCCCCACCTGTGACCAGACCATTGAAGAGTCAGTTCGGGTAAATAGAATTAATGATGCAGCATCAAAAGCAAAAGAACTCCAACAGGGGTTCATAGAGCTAGAGGAGGCGATCAGACTTGAAGAGGAAAAAGAAAACCAATTCAAGGTTCTTTCTAAGGAGGCAACTAA